CAGTCTGCTCCCGGCTTGGTAGCTAGGATGCCCATGACGTCATCGGCCTCTAGGCCCGGGAATGCTTGGGTGTTGTAGGTGTCGTTGGCTTCCTCTCGGAGCGCCGAGTAGCACAAAGGTTTTCGCTTCTCCTGTCGGCTCGCCTTGTAGGAAGGATCGATAGCTAGCCGGAAGTTTGGCGTCTCATAGGTGCCGGAGAAGCAGAGCTTGATGTCCTGCGTTCCGAACTTCTGCGCGAGCTTGTCGATAGAGCCCGCGAAGTCATCCCAACACGCTTCCCTGTTCGCCTGTAGAACGTGGTTGTGGGCGTCCCAACGAATGTCGATTTCGTTAGCTACGCACGCCCTGAAGAGATACTCGTCGCCGTCGATAAGCAGGGTGGTCATGCGAGCACCCCCAGCATCTTCTGTACGACACCCATAGCTGCCGCGCGGTTCATATCCATCTGGATCAGCAGTTCGCCGTCCCGGTAGAAGCTGACGGTTACCTTGTCGTCAACGCGGGTGACCTGTACGTCAAACTGGCCCCCCGCGTACTCATGATAGCCATCCATCAGTCGAAGAGCCGCGTGCCCTCGACCCACTCGTGGACCCGGGGCTGTTCATCGAACGCTGCGGACTCAGCTGCGCGAAGCTCGGCTTCCGCACGGCCATCCTCGTAGCCATCGTCGTAGCTATCGGCGGCGCCGTCGTTGTAGCCTTGGTCGTAGCCAGTGTCCTTGCCGTCATTGTAGCCCGCGTCGTAGGCTTCCATTTCTTCGTCTTCGCGTGCCTCAGCCTCAGCCGCACGGCCAGCCTCGTAGCCCTCGCGGCGCGCAGTCTCCATCTCGGCGTCGTGGTCATCCACCAGAGACTGCAACTGCTCCAGCGTCAGAATGATGTATTTCATGGTTTCCCTCGTTTAGAAGTAACAACCCCTTGCCCGTAATGCGCCAATCACGGCCGAACGTGTGCGGGGTAATCTGTGTGGTGATGAGGCCCAAAGACGCAGCCATAGCTACAAGGTCCGCATCTCTGCGGGCTGTGTTGCTCTGGATCGCTAAGGGCTTGACGTAGACGATTTGCAGAAGGGCGTGCAGGCGGACCATTAGTGGGTGTCCGCCCAGCTATCCCCAATGCTGTATTCGCTATCGAGACGAATGCGGAAGCCGTAGGGCTCCCCTGCTTTCTGCGCGCACGCTACTAGCGTCTCGCCAACAAAGTCAGCGTATTGCTCGCGACAGGCCACTTGGTATTCGTCGTGGACCCACGCCGCGAAGAAGAAGTCTTCCCCGGGCTTGATGAAGCCTGACAACTCGTCAAAGGCGTTGCAGCCCCACTCTTTGCAGAGGATGGCGCCTGCGTTCTGGATCAGCGTATTCAGCGCTGCGAACTCCTTTCGCAACGGGATCAGCCGCCCATCCAGACCCTTGACCGCACCACGCTCAGCAACCCGTTGGGCCAGCTGTTTGTTGAGGTCTTTGTAGCCGTCGATGCCTTCAGAGAACCGCTTGCGGGCCTTACCGCCCACGGACTTTAACTGTGCCTCGCTGGGGGCGAGGTTGTCACCAAAGAACTCCCTGTAGATGTCGATGCCCTCTTGCCCCGCGTTGCTGCGGGCATTCAGGAGAGCTTCGTGAATGATAGTCCCAGCTTTGACGTCTCCCGCCCCGTAGACGGTGGCATAGACGAACACCTTGGCGCAGTCTTCTCTAAGGATGATGTGTAGCTGGTTGTGCTTATCTCGCGCCGTACCGGACGGAAGAAGTCCAAGCGCGATAACAGTAGCCCAATGCGGATCGCCTTCAAGAAGCGTGCGACCATAGGCCCCTCCGTCGAAGTATGAGAGATAATGAGCTAGGCCACGCAACTCCAAGCCCTGCATATCGGCGCCCACCAGCTTGAAGCCAGCGGGCATCTTGAACAGGGACCGGAATTGGGAGCCGTAGGGTTTCTTAGCTGACGGGACTTGAGCCAAGTTTGGTGAGTAGTGAGCGGCCCGCCCCGTGATGGTCCCCATAGGGTTGAGGCGTCCATGTATTCTCCCGTCGTCTTGCACTGCTGCCATGAGGCTCTGTTTGGAGCCGGTCAGCTGCGAGAGGCGCTTGCTGAGCATGAGATACTCGCCAACGCCCTGTAGCTCTGGAAACTTGGCTACCGCGCCCTCAATGGTCTCCTCGTCCAACAGAGGGCTACCGCCGTCCGTGAACTTGGTGGGCTTCCATCCGCGCTCCTTGAGCACCTTGGCGATGTGGGCCCGCGAGCCCGGGTTGAACTCGACGGTCTTCAGCTTGATAAAGCCGACGCCCTTCTGATACCCGCGCTTCTTGTCGTCCTTCTTGGGGACGAACCACGCCTTAGCTGGATCAGGGGAGATAGGTTGCTCCCACGAACCGAACTCAGCCTTCAGCTTCTGTTCTAGCTGGTGCTGCTTCTCCAGCAGCTCGACGTGCAGGGCCCCAGCTGCCCTCATGTCAAAAGGGAAACCGGACTCCTCGATATGGTCGCAGACCGTAGCTATGCGGTGCTCAAGCACGATAGCTTTCTGCGGGTACTTGTCGGGATTGAACTTCTTGTAGAGCAGGAAATTCAGGTTCACGTCCTGCATCATGTAGTCCAGCATCTCTTGCGAGAAGATGGACCAAATGAACCGCTGGATAGCTACCTCGTCGGTGTAGCCAAGCGCCACAGCCTCCTTGCGCTTCTGCTCGGCATAGTCGCCCTTGTGCTCCCCAAGCCGGTAGCCCCACGAGGCAAGCGAGTGCTTCCCTTTGTACTCTGCGGGAACATCGTCCCTCAGTGCATCGTCGGCCTTGAGTGCCGGGTAGAGTAGCCGCGACACAATGAGCGTGTCGGTGACCTTCTGTCCTGCCTTGGGCTGGAAGCCTACCAGCTTCTTCATCGCCGGGATGTCGAACGACTTGATGTTGTGGCCAATCAGTTCGTCGGCGTCTTGGAGCCGCTTGATGGCATCAGCTACAGCTGCGGGGCCGTAGGAGCTAATGGTCTCCTCGTCTACGTCAGTGATGCCGATACAGTGGATTTTGGTAGCTGCGTAGAGAAGGCCGTCTGTTTCGATGTCGAAGAGAAGCCTACTCACGGCCCCTCCGCTTCAGCATTTCGTCTGCGTGGCTGTATGCCTCGTCGGCCGCAACACGGGGCGTCCAACCAGCGCGGGACACGATGGCCCCAAGCGCCTGCGCAGCGAAGTAGTCGCGCAGGGTCATGTCGGGGACCAATGATGGCTGTGGTGGTGGAAGGGTCCATGTATGCGTGTTTGGGTTCGGGTAGTACCCGGGATAAGGATGGTCACCCACACTCATCACCACGTCCTCCACAGATGGTCCGCAATAGCCACATGGCGCACAAAGGCAACCATATCCTTACGGCGATACGCCTTCACCGCCTGTTCCCCGTGCCAATCGGCAGCGTTAGAACGGCGCGTCATCGTCTGCCGCTGCTCCTGCGGGATCGAAGCACTCAGGTCCTGCAACTTCATACTGTCCTCTCTTTACATTCCATTTGAGCCGATCCGCCTCCCCGGTCTCTCCGGTGATGCGGCATTTGAGCGAGCGCATCTGTGCGAATAGCTTTTGCTCGTTGTCCTGCTGGTCCCTTTCGAGACCTAGGACGTTGAAGCTAAGCTGTTCGATAGCTGCGGAGCCGCGCATGTCAGTGAGGCTGATAGCGTCGCCTTCGTTGTAGTTCTTGCCGCGCTTCAGATGCACAACGGCAATCACGCCAACGCCCGTCTCCTTGACGAAGCTAGCTAGCTTGGTCATTAGGATGTCGATGTCTTTGCGTTCGTCGTTGGTCTCGTTGCCGCTGTGAACTATGCTGATGTGATCAAGCACGATGAACCGGCACCCACTCGCGGCCATAAACCGCATCATGGTCAGCAGCCTCTCGGATTCGAGACTGCCGAAGTGGTCGTAGAAGAGCATCCCGTCCCAGACCACAGCGGCTAGCGCTGCGTCCCAATCCTTGTCGCTGATGGACTCCGGATTAGCTAAGACGTTCTTTAGGGGAATACCCTGATGCAGTGCGACGTAAGCGGACACACTGGTATCGTTGTCTTCCTCAAGATAGATGTTTCCGATTTTGAGCTTGTGCTCTGTTCGGAGGTGGTAGGCGATGTGCCTTGCGATAGTTGACTTGCCGATACCGCTACCGGCGCAGATTGTCGTAACCTCTCCATCTCGGAGCCCCATCCACATTTCGTCTAGCTTGGGCCAAGGCAGCTTGAAGCCAGCACGCCGCTTCTTCTTCAGCCGCTCCTTGGTGAACTCGCGTCCCTCGCGGATGCCATCGGGCCTGTAGTCCTTCGCGTCATAGTAGGCGCGCACAAGGGCTTGAGGTCCATGCTTCATCAGGCAGTCGTTGGCGTCCTTGCAATCCTCGGGGAGCCGGACAATCTTGACCTTACCAATCGGCAATAGCTGGCAGGCTAGCTCAAGAGCTTTTTGTCCTGGCTCGTCATTGTCAAAGCTGAGGTAGACCGTGTCGAAGGCGCACAGCTGCTCGTAGTGCTTCAGGATAGCCTTGCGCACGGAGCCTGCCCCGTTCGGCAGCGAGCCTACGGGGTACTTGCAGTCCCAAGCTTGCCAGAATGACAGCGCGTCAATCTCGCCCTCGGTCAGCAGCACGCTACGGCCCTTCGACGGCCACAGCCAGCTAAGGTAAATCGGTGGGTCCTTCGCGTCCCCGATCCACGAACCCTTACTCTCGGGAGTGCGGAACTTCTGAGCGATCAGTTTCCCGCCGCTGTCCCGCACGTTCATGATGTGGGTTTTGGTGTCTCGGTCGTACTGGTAGCCAGCCTTCCGGAGCGTCTCTTCCTTGAGAGAACGTGACGCCATCGGGAGAAACTCTCCCCGCCGCCACTCGCCGCTAGCTACCTCTGGTGTTTCGCCGTCAGCCTTGAAGTAAGTCTCACACGCAAAACAATACCCGGACCCATCATCATAATGAGCCCGGGCATTGCTGGAGTTACACTTCTCGCAAGGCCCAGAATTGAGCCATGCCATTCAGATCAGGCCGCCAAAAAGTAACGGCTGTACTGGTGACCCGCCGCGTCCTTGCGAACATCGGTCACGATGTTGAAGCCCTTGCGGCGAAGCCGGTAGATAACGTCAGAGAGGCGCGTGATGTTGTAGACCACTCGGCTCTCAACGTCGCTGATGCTGCTGCGGCGCGTCAGATGGCCAAGAACGACCTTCTGCTGCGGGCTGAGGTTCATAGCGGCGACAAGGTTAGTATGCGTCATGTCTTCTTCGTCCTCTTCTGTTGTTGGTGTTACTCGTTGAACCATGCTGCGGGGATGGACTTGTCGGAAAAGAGAAACCCATGATCAGCGCACCACTTGCCGTAGGTGGTCTTTGAGGTCTTGCTGATGGTGGTTTTCGACCGACTGAAAACAAAGCGCACTTCTGGTGCGCCCTGCTCTTTAAGCAAAACGTGCTTTTGTCTGTCTTCTGTTAGGAACCGGCCTTTGGTCTCGACGTAGAAGAACGAACCGTCTTTGCGAAACAGCTTAAAATCGGGTGTGTATTTAGAGCCGCGCTGCGGCCACACGTAGCTGATCTTATCTGTCTCAAAGAGAACTTCCTTCCCGGCAGCTTCGATTTGCTTAGCTACCGTTTCCTCAAGGCCACTGCGGTACCCATAGAGAATCCCCCGCTTCGCAGCGGTGGTTGGGCGCGTCATTGGTTAGAAAGCCTCGTCGTCCGCGCTATTCGCGGTGGCCGGATCGAAGGGAGACTTAGCCTCAGCTTCAGCCGGGGCCACATAGCCTTCTTCTTCCTCGAACGGGCTCACGCCGTTGCCACCACCACGCTCCAGCTTCTTCACCATGACGGCGTTGAGGTAGAGCTTGATGCCGCCGCCGAGACCTTCGTAAACGAACGGCGACACGTTGGTCTTCAGGACCGAACCGCCACCAATCTTCACGCCCTCGGGGAGCTTCTGGTTCTTGCTGTCGAACAGCCCGGGCGGATACTCCTCGCCGGTGCTGACCATCAGCGTGAGTTCGCCGGTCTTCTTGTCTTTCTTCCACGGCCAGTTAGCCACAGACTTCAAGCCAGCTTCCTTAGCCAGCTGCTTCAGCCATGCGTCAACCTTGCGGTGGTCTTCGTCGGTGAACTTGAGGCGCGTGTTGAACGTGCGCTTCGGGTCTCCGCTCGCCTGCCCCTTCGCATTCTTCGGCTGATAAACGTCAACTTCGTTCAGCTTGGGAAACACAGCGATAGCGTCGGGGAGCGTCTTATTAATTCGTGCCATTATGTACTTTTAGTAAACCAGTCAGTTAAGCCTCAGTGTGTGATGATGCGTTGGGACCGCATCGGGGAGACATGGCACGCCCTCTCCGATACGGTCCCTGTTCGTCGTTCATTCGTGGAAGTGCCAAAAGCCCGGGACCATCCACTCGCAAGCGGAGGGGCACGCCTCGCAGCCGTAGCCAGTTAGCTGGTACGTCACGGTACCGTCGTCCCAATAGGTGATGTCGTTTTCCGCGTACATCAGAACCCCGCGTCGATCAGGGCATTGGCTAGCGCCTTTGCCTGTTGGGCGTTGAGAGTGACAGCGGCTATGGTCCCGTCAGACACGGTGATCACAACGCCATCCTGCCACTTGGGGAGCACAGCTACGCGGATGCAGCCGCCGTGCTCGTCAGTCAATTCCGTCACGTCGTCGTTCATCTGATGCTCGATGTTGTTGGTTGATAGTTACGGATTGCTCGCACCTGATAGCGGCGTTGCTGCCTCAGCCAGCGCCACTCCTTCAGGTCCGCAAGGGAGACAACCGGCTTACCGGCTATCTCCTCAAGCAGATGGTCGAGGCGGCTTCCATCGTGTCTTCCGCAATGCGTTCGAAGTTGTCGGTCGAAGTGTTGTTCATGGTATTAGTTCCCTATGTGTGACTAATTAGGCAAAGGCATACTTCGCCCGGTGGACTTCGGTTAGCTCCAATTCACCTTTCGACGGAAGCGGCGGCAATCGCTTTTGGTTTGCTTCCGACAACTGAGCGCTTGCTGTAGTACGTAAGGTGGATAATTGGTCATCCCCTTGATACATCAACACAAACTGCTCTCGAATGATCTGGTTGAACCTGTCAGCATGTGCCGGAAGGCAACCAAAGGAGTCATGGACAGTAACGATGTCCGTGATCCCTTCGTCGGCGCAAGCGCCCACGGTTAGCAGCAAATGGGCCGCGTCCAGCGAATGGACCCAATTAGGTGCAATCGACTGCTGGCACTTCCGCTTCAAGAGAGGCGCTTCGTTGCCGGTAGCTACAACAAGCTGTAGGCGCTCGTTGTGCAGCCATAGCTCAAGCGTCTTCGTCTTGGATGCGTGGTAGCGGTTGATGCACGGGATGCCTGCCGGTGTCACCCAGCGAACCGGCTTCCCCTCGTGGGCCATAACGCCCGCTACAGCCTTCAGGAAGTCCATAGCCTCTGCGGGCTTGCGGACTACCTCAGTGATGGCCGCGTAAGCCACACGGCCCATATAGCGCGCAGCTGCCGCCTGCTCCTTGACGGTCCCGAAGTGGTGGGGCGTCTTGTTGCGCACGGCATCGGCTTGCAATGGTGCCATCAGGTCTTCAAAGAACTGATCGCCCATGCCGTTAGCCTCGGAGCTATAACAGAACGTCATGGTCGAGCGCTTCAGCAGCTTCCTGTCGATGCCCTTCCCGTCCTTGTAGCTAAGGAACAGCTTGGCAAAGTGGCGCTTCTTTTCGTCCTGGCCCTCTGCATCCTCCTCGACCATGCGGCGGGCAACCTTAGCCACGATGGCGTAGATGTCCTGCGGGACTTCGTTGTCCGTCAGGTTCACGTAGCGGCCTTCCTCAGCCCGCATCGCCCCGGCCATGTGCTGGAGTCCTGAGCATGAACCGTCGAAGCTCACAGGCAGCGAACAGACATAAGCCGGTCCCTGCGCAAGCGCTGCCGAAAGTTCTGAGCAGGCAGCTAGGAAAAGGAACGGGCTGTCCGCCTTCGTCCACACGAGATTGTTCAGCGGGTCTTCCGCAATCGCCGTCAGTGCCTCTTCGTTGTCCTTCGTCCATTGTACCCTCTCAGCTATTGGTTTCTTGTCGAGCCCGGTATCATCGCCGGGGGCCTTCTGGGCCCAACAGTTGGCAACATGTACTCGTAGCCAATGTGTACCCTTTTCGCCAATCGGAAGCCCGTTCTTGAACAGGAAGAGACTGCGCACATGGTCGCCCCGCTGGAAATTGAAGCGCGGCAACGGATACACGCGGCCCCGGAAGTCCATCGTCATCCCCATGTAGAACTCGGGGGCCTCGGCCAGCCGGTGAGCCTCGGCCATGTCGAGAGCCAAGAGCGTTAGGTCACTGTGCCGCTGCCGGTTGAGCTTCTGCGCGGAATAACGCTCCTCGCTAGCTAGCTTGCGTTCGTCCTGCCCCAGCGCCTGCCATTGCTCCTCATTCAGCTTCGGGGGCACCTCGACCTTGTCGGCCACGGTGAACCCGGGGACCACAATGCCGTTGGCCTGCACCTGATCCATCACGCCCAACAGCCAAGTGTTGATCTTGAACGGCACAGCTTGCAGCGTGTTGATGCCCTTCAACGCGGGCGCCATCGTGCCGTCAGCTATCGCCCGCTTGATGTCTGCTACCTGATCGTTGTTGTAAGCCTTCATCAGCGATGCCTCGGTCAGCACGCGGGTATCCTCGGACGGGCGCTGCCTGTAGCTAACCCACGGCGAAGGGGGGGTCAGCCTCGGGAGCCACACGGGGCGCCGAATGATCATGTCCTTGATGGCATCAGCCATGAAGCCGTGGGCCTCCTCGGACACAGTGAGCACGCGGTACTTCTCGGGCACGCCCAGAGACTTGTTCCATTCAGTGAAGTCTTCCCAGAGGAACACGTCCGGCAGGGCCTGTGTGAGCAGGTTGGAGCACCACACGCCCGCAGTAACCCGCTCCTCCTCGGACCATTCCTCGCTGGTGAAACCGGCCTTCTTAGCTACAGCGCGGGCAGCTGCGTGGCGCATCTTCTGATTAGCGTGGCGCTGCTCAGCGTATTTGGACGCCCGATCTGCGAGCTTCTTATTGGCCTTCATCAGTCCCGCACGGAAGCATTCGGCCTCAAGGTTGTCAGCAAACACCTTGAAAGCCTTCACCTGTTTCTTGGGCCGGGTAGCAACCACATGCAGGCCGGTCTGCAAACACACGAGAGCTACTAGCTCCGGGTCCAGCTGCCGCAGCATCCGCTCAAGGTTATATTCTTTATCGTTGGCGTGGAGGTACACCTTCCACTTCTCAGTGAGGTACTCGGTGAGGCGTACTAGGTGCTTGCGGCTAAGGGCCATAGCGGCGCTTGTCGATCCCTTGCCGAAGCTGGCGGCTTGTCGCTTGTCTCGCTTCTTCAGGGATGCGGCGGCAAGCTGGTATTCCCTAGCTTCAGCTACTTGCATCTGTTCCATCTGTTCCCCTTCGTTGCTGTAGTACGTCAGTGCGAAAAATCAGTAAGTGGTTGGTTTTGTTCGATAGTCGCCCGTTGCAGACGGTTTGCTATAGCAACCTATTTACCCAAGGAAAAGGCCGGGAAACTACGGAAAG